TGTGCCGACCGCGCTGCCCACCTGGTAGAGCTTGTAGGGATACCCTTGGGCGGTAGCCACGTCGAAGGGCGGCCGGGTGCCGCCGGCTGGGGCGGGCGGGCCGCTGATCTCCCATTGCGCGCGCAAAGTTTGCGTCTGCGCCTGCGCGGTCGAGACACACCACCCGACCAGCGCGAGAACAACCAGAGCCACGCCCACCACCACTTGTTGCACGCGCATACCGCCTCCGTTCAGAGTGCACATTCCCAGCCGAGCTCGGCCGGGTTCGAATTCGCTGCCGTCGCCTTGAAGCCCAGAAGCTGGCTGCGGTTGTATAACAGAATGGCCAGGCCGGAGTCTTCCAGTGTGTGTTCTGGGTCCGTCAGGACGTTGCCATCGGCATCCCGCTCCGCGCCTGGCACCAGCGTCCCGACCAGACTCGAGGGCGCGGTCCCGTTGGTGAAGTAGCGCAGGCTCCCACTGGTCCAGTGCCCCACGCACGTCAGGCTCTCGTCGAGCGTGGCCGGCTCGCGCCCGCCCAGGTCCTCGGCCGTGAACCAGCGCGTGGTGTTGTCGATCACCATGGTGAACACCACACACGCCGCGGTCGGGTTACTCGTGCAGGGCGCCTGCGGGGTCTGCGGCGGGTGGTTGTGGTCAGGCGGCACCGGCGCGTCCGGCTCCTGCGTCCAGGCCGCTCGAGGCGCCGGCACCCACGGCACCGCCGGCCACAGCAGGTCCGTCCAACTGACCAGGGCGAAGTAGCCGACCAGCACCGCCGCGCGCGCCTCCAGACTCATGGGGTCACCGCCGGCTGTCGTGGATGCCAGTGAGAATGATCACGACGACCACCACCAGAAAGAGCACACCGACAATGCCCAGCATGTCACGGGCGCCGTCCTTGAATGGTGTAGGCGTTCGACGGGCCGCTCTCGCAGCAGTTCCCGTCGAAGGCGAAGGCGTAGAGCGTGCGCCGGCCGGGCGTGTTCAGCAGATCGACCGCGCCCTGCGGCAGCGGGCTGTCGCACAGATGCGTGGTCGGAGTCTGCGTCACGCAGCTGTGCGGCGGGGGCATCGCCACGAACGGCCCGTTCGGGGTCGCACTGTCGATCCGCAGCCGCATCGGCATGTTGATCGCCTTGTCCGCCGGCATGTCGTTCAGTTGAAACACGACGCGGTCGGTGGTGTAGACCGGGCCGCGCGTGATCGTAGTGCCGCGCACCACCGCGCGTTGCGCCCCGGCCGGCGCGGCCAGCGCCAGGACAAGGATCAGGGTTCTCATAGCGCGTCTACCTCTGCTATGCGCCGGCCGATCCAGGCCATCACGGGCACCGCCATGCTGTTGCCCAGCGCCTTGTAGCGCGGCCCGTCGGAGGCGGGCTTGCCGCGGTAGGGGATCAAGGTGTAGTCGTCTCTAAATCCCTGAAGTCTTTCGCACTCTCGAGGGGTGAGGCGCCGGACGGACATCTGCTGCTGAATCGCTGGGTAGCCTTGTCCCGGCTTGCCGCCACCCACCTTTAGCGATCCTGCCGTGTCGTTGATGGTGATCTCTGCGCGCTGGTTCTCGGCAAACGCCACCGCCATGCCGTTGTCCTGCGCGCCGAGGGGATGGGTGACCGCTCCGCTGATGTCTGGGTCTTGGCGGTTGTGGAAGGCCACGGCGTGGCTCGAGCACTCGCGCAATGTGAACATCGGATCACCTGGGTTGCCCATGGCGCTCCCGTCTCTGGCGATGCCCCTGTCGCCACGACCCTTCGCCCCGTCAAGAATCGGCACGGGGATCAGCCCGCCGTCGCAGTCGAAGTCGGTCCCGAGGCCACCGCCCGCAGTGCTGCGGCTAGGGATGGTGGGAGCTGTCATCGCCACCAGCGCCTCGGCCTCTACGCGCTCGTTGCCCGTGCGACTGAATGGAGGGCCGCCGCCAACTGTGGGGGCAAGTCTTTGCCCCGCGTCTCGGCTCGGCGCAGGATCCCCGCGCAGGCTCGCATACTCAATGAGAACCGCTGCGGCACGTCGCCAGTCTCCAAGATGGCCGACAACGAACACGCGCTTCCGTCGCTGGGCCAGTCCGAAATACTGAGCGTCAAGAACGCGGTAGGCGAACCCATACCCGCACTCTGCCAGCCCTCGGAGCAAGGTGCCAAACGCCCGTCCTCCGTCGGCGGACAGGACACCGGGGACGTTCTCCCAGACCACCCATCGGGGCCGTAGTCGAAGAGCAATTGCAAGGTAGGTGAGCATGAGCGAACCACGCGGGTCATCCAAGCCCGCTCGCAGTCCCGCGACACTGAAGGACTGGCAGGGAGTTCCGCCGACGAGAACATCGACAGCTGCACCATCAAAGGTCCAGTCCTTGAACCGGGTCATGTCGCCGAGGTTCGGCACGCCGGGGTAGTGGTGCCGCAGCACCGCGCTCGGAAACGGGTCCACCTCGCTGAACGCCACCGGTGTCCAGCCCAGCGGTTCCCAGGCCACCGTCGCGGCCTCGATGCCCGAACATACGCTCAGGTAGCGCATGGGGTCACCAGGGGATGTCGTCCGCCGTCAGGTGGATCAGCCCGTCGTCAGGCGGGGGCGGGGTCCAGACCACCGGGAACGCATTGAACACGTCTTGCGGCACAAAATACGCCGGGGGCCGGTCGTTCGGGGTGCTCTCATACTCTTTGCGCACCCCGTGCCGGCCGATGATCCACCCGCACAAGTCGTAGCGCACCAGGTCATGCTGCACCACCAGCACCCACGGGTGATCGATCGTCGGCTTGGCCACGTCGTCGGGCCGGATGATCAGCCGCCCGTCGTGGTGCGGGGTCATGCGAACCTGCTCGACGCCAAGGTCTTGGTCGTCCTCCCAGGTCGTGCCGGCGCCGAACCAGTAGCGGTCCAGGCCTTTGGCGCACGCCATCTCGCCCAGGCACCCCTGAATATGGCGCTCCAAAGAGTCGAGGTCGTTCCCGTGCTTGCCGTTGTCGGCCTTCGCCGCGATCCCGGCGTCGTTGCGGATCTTCGCCACGAACCGCGCCAGTTGCACCTCGCGCGGGCGCAGAACCACGGGGATCCTCTGGGGCTTCATGCCGGCACCGCCCGGTGCCAGAGCCTAGCGTCGTTTCCGAACACGCGCCAGCCCGCCGCCGGCTTGCGCCCGAACAGTTCCACCCGCGCGCCCTCGGGCCAGTGTTTGTCCAGATACTGCCGGAAGAAGTCCGGCTTGGCCGAATGCTCGGTCTTGCGCTCGACGTAGACCGACCGCGGTAGTTCGCGCGGCACGTCCGGCGTGCAGCTGCCACGCGTGCAGATCAGGAACAGTTCCACCGACCCCTCGGTGTAGAACCCGCCGGCGCCACGCACCTTGTCCCAGACCAGCAGCGCCTTGTACACGAACCCCCAGGCGCGCAGGACATCGTAGGGGCCAGGGTCGTCGTAGAGCAGCGGAGCGGGCACCCAGAGCCCCAGAACGGCATCCGGGGTCGTGTGCGCCTTCACCGGCAGTTCGCACAACTGGTCGATCGACATGACCGGGTAGTGCTTGCTCGAGCTCGAGCCACTCGGCTGCGCCTGGCCGTAGGTCCAAGGCGGGTCCGCGAGCCACACCCGATACTGCCCCTCCAGCGCGGCCTGGCCCTGGACGGTGGCCGCGCGCTTGCGGACCCGCATCTCTTCGCGCACCTCGCGCTGACCCCAGCCCTCGGCCACCGCTTGGTCGATCACCTCATCTATAACTATCGACGGTTGCGCGCTGAGCGGGTAGTAGAGGCTGATGTCCACGTCCGCCCGGCGCTGTGCCACCGGCACCCGCCCCAATTGCCGCAAGTTGATCAACGTCTGCCGCGCAAACCCGGTCAGTTCCTGCGCCTGCTCGATGCGGTCGGCCCAGTCCGTCCGGCCATCCCCATAGAGCAACCAGTCCGCGAGCCACCAGCCCGCGCGCAGATAGGACCGCCGCGCGTATTCACCGACCGCCTGGTGTTCGTCGAAGGTCGGCTTGCCCGTCACCCGCAGCCGGGTGGCCGACAGCACGTAGGGACCGATCGTGATCGGCGCGTCGTCGAACGACAGTTTGCGCCCCACGGCTACACCTCGGCCTCTTCCACCGGCGTGCCGCTCGGGGCCGCACTCACCTGGTCCTTGGCAATATGCACGGCCAGTTTGTCCGCGCCCTTCAGCCGGTCCAACCGGATGCCGTTGGCCGTGTAACTGTCCACGCCCTTCTCGGCCATCTCGCGCAGGGCGCTGGCCTTATAGGCCAGTTCGTCCATGCGGTTCTGCGCGTCACTCGACCGCACTTCCGCCAGGCCGTGGCACACCGCGTCCAGCTTCCGGTTCCGCACCTGCTCGGTCCCCGGCAGTTGCGCCTGGCGGGGCAGCGTCGGGCGGGTAGTCCCGCTGCCGTTCGTCATCTTCTGGGCCGTGGGTTTCTTCGCGTCGAACCGGTGCTTCTTCGCCATGTCGCTCCTTCGGAGGTCTGCCGCCGGCCTGCAGCCGGCCGTATTCCGCGATCAGCAGGGCATCCGCGATCGCATGGGTGATCTTTTCCTTCGGGAACCAGCGCTGCGCCAGGATCTTCATCACCCGCTTGTCGCCGGCGTGCGGCACGATCCCCAAGCCGCGCTGCCAGGTCCAGGCCGTGACCAGCGTGTAGGCCACGCCGGCCGCGCGCAGCGCCATCTTCAACCGCCCGTCCTGCTGGCCAAACGTGAACGCGCTCACAACCCCCATCTGGGGCGACGAATGCACCGCCTCGACCCAGGCCCGGCACGGGTGCCCGGCGGCCTTCGCCTCGCGCCGGGCGATCGTCAGCCACGCCAGGAGGTCCGCGTCCACCTCGGGCATCGGCGTCGTCGTCACCACCGTGCCGCGGTGGTCGAGCAGCGCCAGTCCGCC